TTTCATTGGAGCATTGATTGTGATCATGGCGATTGTTCTACTATTCTGCTAGCTCAACGGGCTGGGGTCACTCCTCCTCTCCTCAGCCCATTCTGGCGGGGTCAAAAGATCCCGCCATTTTTATTTCAAATCGAAGCACAAAAAGCCCTTGAAAGGCTGAATCCCGAGGGGAAACCCGAAAGAGAGGAATATCTTATGAGGTTGGGCTTCGACGACATTCTTAAAAACGAAACCAAAGCATCGTGGTGGATCGATCATAGACACACGAGCTTTGGTGTCTTAGCGATCCAGCGAGGTAAGAAAGTCGTAAACGAGTTAGCAGCAAAGAACGCTACTCAAAAGGAGGTGATATAATGCGAAGGAGACCACATCCGTGCAACCGCTATCAAAATTACGAACTTGAAACAAACCAAGATGCTTATGAATATTTAAAAAGACAGTACGAAAGGGAGGAGAAATATTGGTGGGAAATTAGTAGAATGAACGATGAAATGTTATACGGCAAAGAGGATTGGTAGATAAAAAGAGGCCAAGAAATTGGCCTCTTTTGTTTTTTATATCGAACAAATTAAACATGGTTCTCCTTCTGGCTCAGGCCATAATTTAAGCTGTCGCCGATCCGCCTTTCTAAGTTGCTCAAGAGTGTATCCTTCGTTCCATCCCCACTTTTGCTTGCCTGTAGCAAGTGCTTGCTTCTCCCACTCCTCAGCTACGGCATATAGAGTAGGGTGATGTTTTAATAAGCCTAACCAATCCGACTTTCGCTGAAAGAAACAACAAAAGCAACTAAGATGGCTCCTCCATTCGTAGATTGGATTTAACATATCATATTTCTTGCACATTGCGATTGCGTCTTTTTTATCCATACCAGTTTCTGCTAATGGATAATAAAATTCTACCCCTCCTCGTGGAGGTTTATTTAATCGTCGTGGTTCGTCAGCTCTGATGCCTATGGCCACCTGTTCGGCACCAACGCGCTTAAAGAAAGCATCCTGTGGCATATGTTTCAATACTCTTGTGCACCAGCGAATACGTGGGCCAGGAATCATATATTCGTATGACACTAAATGCTGAAAGAAGCTCCCACCGCTTACCACATGTAGAGGCTTACCCACCAGCTTAGATAGTCTTGGCAATAGCCAATACACCTCAGGTAGCTCTGCTCCGGTATCGCTGAAACACATTTCGAAGTCTTCGCCTCGTTCCCACAAAAGTAAAGCTAAAGCCGTAGAGTCGGCACCTCCAGAAACACAAACATAATTCAAGTTTTTTCACTTCCTTTTCTTATGTGTTTTATTTGTTACTGGTTTATCTGGATGTTTCTTGTTCCACGTAGCAGCGGCTATCTTCTTCGCCTCTTTGTCTGCCTTCTCCCGTGACATCCCCTTCTTGAGCAGATCCTCCTTTATTGCGTTCCGCATTTTCTCGTATCCTTTCGGCATGGCTAGACCTCCTTTTACTAAACGTACGATACAATAATATCACACAATCTGTCATTTATTGCAGCTTTCTTTAACATGACCATTGACAAATATAAACTTTAAGCTATAATGAAATATAGATAATAAAGATAAAGGAGGAGTTGTCATGGAACAGGAAAAGGATTATGAAGTCATGGACGCAGAAGTAGTTGATAACTCCATTGTGCCTGTGGCGAGTGAAGCACTCGTCGAACTTGCGGCACAAGCGGAGCGTAGGGTTGAAGCGATTAATAAAATTAAAGCTTATTCGCTGAGACTCACGCAACCTAGTGATTGGGTCGACCAGAACGGGAGACCGTATCTGCAAGTTTCTGGTGCAGAGAAGATCGCTAGGCTTTTTGGTATTTCATGGCGGATCGATGAACCGATCCGAGAAGAGTTGGAGGGTGGCCACTATATTTACACGTATAAGGGTTATTTCAGCTTAGCTGGCGCTGAAATTGAAGCGATAGGATCACGTTCAAGCAAAGATCCCTTCTTCAAGCGTTACGTCTACGTAAATGGCGAGCGTAAGGAGTTGCCGCCGTCCGAAATTGACCCAGGCGACGTGAAGAAGGCGGCATACACGAATTGTATTGGTAACGGGATCACACGGCTACTTGGCTTGCGCAATATCAGCTACGACGACCTCGAGAAGGTAGCTGGTATCAAGCGTGAGCAAATAACACGAATTGAATATCGAAGCAAGAACAAACAAGAAGATGTTACACCTGCCGAAATTCAAGAAGTCACAGGTGAAATAACCGATGTTCGCATGAAAAAAGGCAAGACTAAGAACGGCAAAGATTATGTCTTGTATACCATCTTGATTGGCAATGACCAATACAGAACCTTCAGCGAGTCCTTTGCTAAACTTGCAAAAGAAGCAAAGGAGACGGGGACTCCAGTCGTTGTGAAATACACAGCAGACAACTACGGATACAACGTTGAGTCTATCGAACCGGCCGTCCGTGAGCCGGGAGAGGAGGGATAAGACATGGCAATCGTAGAACGCATAATGGAAGCAAAGCAGAAGAAAATAAAGCAGTTTCCAGTGAACAGCAATCGTGCATCCGACCTTGGACATCCGTGCGTGAAGTATCACGTCTTGAACAGAACAAAGTGGCAAGAGCGTGAGCTTCACGGGCCTGAGCTGCAGGCCGTATTCGACCTCGGCAACGAATTCGAGAAGATAATAATGAGCGACCTAAATGAAGCTGGTATACCCGTCATCGAGCAGCAACGGCCCTTCGAGTGGAAGGAATATCAAATAACAGGTCACATCGACGGTAAATTGCTCCTCGATGGGCAGGTTATTCCTTTTGACGCTAAGTCATGCTCACCGTTCGTATTCGACTACATAAGCGACATACGAAGCTTGAAACAGGGGAAATATCCGTACTTGCGTAAATATCCTACACAGCTAAACCTTTATCTTCTTATGAGCAACATCGAGCGTGGGTTACTGCTTTTTAAAAACAAAGTCAATGGACAATACAAGGAAGTATGGATGGACATTGACTACGAGCTAGGAGAAGAGACCCTACAACGTGCCGAGGCGATCAATAAGCATATCGCTGAAGGTACAATGCCAGAACCGATCAGCGATCCTTTTTGGTGCAATGATTGCCCGTACATTCATGTTTGTAGACCGCCCATAAACGGCAAGGAAGTCGAGATCATGGACGATGAAGGACTAGCAAGCATGCTAGACCGACTCGAGGAGCTCAAGCCATATGCTCAAGAATACAAACAACTTGACGACGAGCTAAAAAAGATCCTTGAAGGAAAAGAAAAGCTGCTTGTCGGCAACTGGATGATAACTGGGAAGTGGGTCGAAAAGAAGAGTTACGAAATCCCAGCTGAGATCAAGGAAAAGTACGTAACGGTTACGAGATATTGGAAGAGGAATATAGAAAAGATCACGGCTGAGTAGCGTAAAGAGGGGCGCTTTTGCGCCTCTCTTTTTTTATCTTCATATTTCGAAAAAGACTTGTAATTATTATAGACATTGTGATATAATAGGAAACGGGAAGGAGGTGACGATATGGACGAAATGAAATTTTTCACTACAGAAGAAGTGGCACAAAAATTACGAGTGACCACATGGACAATTTACAACTTGATCAAGAGTGGTGAATTGTCCGCATTTAGAGTTGGAGCGCAATGGCGAATACCCGCCAGTGAAGTAGAAGCGATGATTAAGCGCAACACAATCAAAAACAAAACTTAAGGAGGTTTAAAAAATGAATTGTTCGACCAAGGGTATTAAAAGGGGGCGATGACTTGGCCAGGGATGCATTTTATTTCCCACACGACAGTAACGCAAGACAGGATACGAAGATCCTAAAGTTGCGCATAAAACACGGCTGGGCTGGGTATGGCTTATATTGGGGAATTATAGAAGCGTTACGAGACCAGGACAATTACTCGTTTGACGCAAACGAACCTGAGCTTATAAGCCTTGCTGTAGGATGTTCCGTTGATGAGTTAATACCAGTCTTGGAAACATGTATCGAAGTTGGACTTTTAGTCAACGAAGACGGTGAAATATATAGCAAGTCACTTAAAAGACGAATGGAACATGTTAATGAAATTAGAGAAAAACGACGTGAAGCGGGAAGAAAAGGGGGCATGACAAGACAAAGAGAAAGCACAATTGAAGCAAATGTAGCACAAGAAGAAAGCAACGCTCAAGCAAATGACGAGCAAATGCTTAGCAAATGCTTAGCAAATGAAAAGCAAATGTTAAGCAGTAAAGGAAAGGAAATAAAAGAAAAGGAAAGAGAAAGTAAAGAAAAGGAAAGAGTATTAAATACACTCTCCGCCAACGCAAGCGTTGGCTTGTGTGTGTGTGATGAACCATCGAATGATGTAACCGAAGAACAGGAAGAACAAACCGAAGACCCACCTCAAAAGCATAAAGGTCAAATAATGTCAAAAACACAACTAGAACGCTTCAACCAGTTTTGGTATGAGTACCCGAAAAAGAAAGCGAAACTTGCCGCCATGAAAGCGTGGGCGAAGCTAAAGCCTGACGACGAGCTATTCGAAGCAATCATGCTCGGTTTACGTCGTGCTCGTGCGTCTATCGAGTGGAAGCGAGAAGGGGGGCGGTTTATACCTCATCCTGCAACGTTTCTCAATCAAGGACGTTGGGAGGATGAATACTTACCATCCGAGCAGCGACCCTCTAAGCGAGACCTTCAAAACATGTCAATAGAAGAATATGTTGAAGCCGCTACTGGAGATCCTATACTCAACACAAGTAGAATCTTTGACTTGTGGGGTGATGTGAATGCAGAACAAAGACTTTAAAAAATTCATGGCTTTATTGGCTCTTGTGGCTGACACTTATTCTCAACCTCGACTAAGCGAAGATGCTGTTAAATTGTATTTCAAAGTACTATCGGATTATTCGCTTGACGAAGTGTCTCAA